ACAGCGAACCGATGGCTGGTTCGCAGAACTCCTCACCGCAGAAGATACTGGCGCTGTCTCACCAGAGGCTCTTGCCGAAACCCTTCGGGAGCTGACATCGCTTTACGGCGAGGACATGGGCAACGCGCTCTATCAGAGTGAGATGATGTGCAGCTTCAACGCTGCGATCATGGGCAGCTTCTACGCAAGCGAGATGGCTGCTGTTCGCGCCGAAGGCCGCATCCTGGAGTGTGATGCGATCGGTGATCGCGTAGTCTCGACAGCCTGGGATCTCGGTGTCGGAGACGACACCAGTATTTTTTGGTTTCAGAGCCAGGGTGCCCAGCTTATTATTTTGGACCACTACAAGAGCAACGGCGTCGGCCTCGAGCACTACCTCGACCAGATCGAGCTGCGGGAGAAGAAGTATGACTGGAAGCGCGGATCAGCCTACGTCCCGCACGACGCCAAGGTCCGCGAGTGGGGCACTGGACGAACGCGCGTCGAGACCATGTCAGCACTTGGCCTTAAACCCATCCTTGTCCCTCTCGCAACTCTTGATGATGGCATCAATGCTGTGCGACGGACCTTGCCCCTCTGCGTGTTTCATCCACGCTGTGAGGACGGCGGCATCAGCGCGCTTGAGCAGTACCGGCGTGAGTGGGACGATGAAAAGAAATGCTTCACCACAAAGCCTCTGCATGACTGGTCATCCAACCCCGCCGACGCTTTCCGATATCTAGCGCAAGCCTGGCGCCCGGCGCCGAGGCCGGTACGGAAGCCGCTGATCGCGACCGGGTGGCATATTCCTCTGCCGTCTGAGAACCGCAACAGAGGCATCCGGCTATGAACTACAGCAAGGACGAGATCGAGCGTCTGAATGCCGAGTGGGCGCGCGTGAACAAGCTTACGGCAGCCAGGGTCAGGAACTACGCGCGATGGAAGGCAGAGGAAGCCGCCACGCAGCGCAAGGAGCAGGAAGAGCTGCGCGCGAGGCGAGCGGAGGAGGCCAAGCGGTACGAGAGATACACACAGATGTCCGCCACAGCCCAGGCTCGGCGCGATGCTAGGACCGCCAACGATCGGCAGCGCGAACGGCGCAGCCGGATTGACTGGTCGGAGCTGATCGACGACCCGATGATTGTCGAGCGGCAGGAGAAGTGGGAACGGCGACAGACTGCGCTGGCGATGCATAAAGCCGGCCTGACATCCGTAGAGATCGGCAAGCGCCTCGGCATCTCGCGCGGTCGTGCCCACCAACTGTTTTACAAGGCCGAGCGTGATGGCGAAAAGCTGTCGCCGGCCGAGCAGTACATCAACAAATCACTGCCGGCTGCGGTGACCATGCTGCAAAACGTTCACTCCCCCAGAAAGATGAAGCAGACGCTGGTGACGCTGCTGCCGCCGTGGCTTCCGCAGCCCGACGAGGATACCTGGATCTGGATGGGGATCGCAGCATGACCAAGGCGCAGCTCGACCTCGCCTATCGGACTGCCGCGCATTTGGCGATGTACGCCGACGCTGCCGGCCAGTACGGCCACAGCGGCATGGCTGACGCGATGCGCACCGCGGCAGATCTGCTGACCAAGATGGTGCAAGAGGCCGAGGTGATGGTCATGAGTAACCTGGATGACGAGGGACGAAATGGCTGAACCTCGCGCCGACGACGACGATCTCAGGCACGACGACCTCGAGTACGACACCACGGTACAGGAGCCGAAGAAGGCCAAGGCGTGGCTCAACCGCCTGATCGAGAGCGAGGATGCTTTCGAGCGGTGGAACGAGCACTGCGACAGGATCGACAAGCAGTATGCCTCGCTGGAGCGGCTGTCGCAGATGGCTCGCGACAAAGAGTTCCAGATGTTCTGGGCCAACATCGAGGTGATCAAGCCGACCATCTACGCCAGCAAGCCGGTGCCGGTGGTGACGCCGAAATTCCAGGATCGCCGGCCGGTGTACCAGGCAGCCTCCGAGATCATGGAGCGCGTCTGCGTGGTTGATTTTGATCTCACGCGCATCAACGACCTGATGCTGCTGGTGCGCGACGACCTGGCGCTGAACAACCGCGGCGTGGCCTGGTGCCGCTACGAGAGCGCCAACGGCAAGGGCGCCTATTCGAGCGAGCGCGTCTGTGTTGACTTCAAGCAAAGGCGCGACTTCCTGCACTCGATCAGCCGCAACTGGAGGGAAGTCACCTGGGTAGCGGCGGCGAGCTACCTGACCCGCGCCGAGGCGCGCAAGCGGTTCAGGCCGCACAGCGGTGACGCCTACCAGCAGGCCGAGTACAAGGTGGACAAGGACAGTGTCGAGATCGGCGGCGCCGACAATCGCGAGCGGGCGGCGTTCTGGGAGATCTGGTCCATCGGGGACAAGAAGGTGCGCTGGGTTTCGCACGGCTGCGAGGACATCCTCGACGAGAGCGACCCGCATCTCGACCTTCAGAACTACTTCCCCTGCCCGAAGCCAGCCTACGGCACGGTGCAGCGCGGTTCGCTGGTGCCGGTGCCTGACGTGTTGCAGTACAAGGATCAGCTGGAGGAAATAAACTTGCTGACCGGCCGCATCCACGCGCTATCAGACGCGCTGGAGGCGAAAGGCTTCTATCCCGCCGGCGGCGCCGAGCTGGCGGATGCGGTGCAGGCTGCGGTGCAGACTAAGACATCGGGCCGGCTGCTGGTGCCGATCAGCAATTGGGCGGCTTTTGGTGGATCAAAGGAAGTCATCATCTGGCTGCCGATCGACATGATCGCGACCACGATCACGGCGCTGGTGATGCTGCGCAAGCAAGTCATCGAGGACATCTACCAGATCACCGGCATGGCCGACATCATGCGCGGCGACACCGATCCGAACGAGACGCTCGGTGCGCAGAAGATGAAGAACCAGTACGGCACCACGCGCATCCGCGACAAGCAGCAGGAGATGGTGCGGCTGGCGCGGGATGTTGTCGAGATCGTCAGCGAGATAGCGACCGAGAAATTCAGCGACAAGACGCTGGTCGAGATGAGCCAGACGCAGCTGCGCACCATGAGGATGGTCGAAAAAGACATGCATCAGGTGCATCTCCAGATGCAGCAGATCGAGATGCAGGCACGCCAGCAGCTGCAACAGCTCCAGCAGCAGTCTCTCCAGCCACCGCAGCAGGGTCCGGCACAAGCCCCCGGCAGCACTCCTGCCGCGACTGGCTCGCCGGGATCGGGTCAGTCTTCACCCGACCCGGCGCAGCACATCATCCAGCAGGCGCAGCAGCAGCTCCAGCAGGGGCAGTCGCAGTTGCAGCAGCTCGAGCAGGAGGTGACGATCGAGCAGGCGTTGCATTTCCTGAAAGACAACCGCGCCAAGTCGTTCATCCTCGACATCCAGACCGACAGCACAATCATGGCGGATGAGGATGGCGAGAAGCAGCGCCGCACCGAGTTCGTGCAGGTGCTTGGGCAATTGCTGCCGCAGCTCTCGACCATGATCCAGACCGACCCGCACACCGCGGAGTTTTGCGGTGAGGTGCTGAAGTTCGCCACCGCACCCTTCCGCGCCGGCCGCAGCCTGGAGGGCGCGATCGACACGCTGGTGGAGCAGTTCAAGGACAAGGCCAACGCCCCGCAGGGGTCTGATCCGGCCACGCAGCAGGCGCAGGCGGCGATCGAGATCGAGAATATCAAGGACCGCACCAACAAGGCCAAGAACGAGCAGCACTTCCAGATCGAGCAGGCCAAGCTACAGCAGGCCGATAAACACAAGCAGTGGGAGCTGGCCAACCAGCGCCAGATCGCGCAGATGAAGGGCCAGGGCGACATGCAGGACGCGCAGGTCGATATGGCGATACAGGGCCAGAAGATGCAGGAGAGCAGCGAGGCGCACCAGGCGCAGCTCGCCTCCAACCAGCAGAAGATGATGATCGAGCGCCAGAAGGCTGATCTGGCGACACGCCAGCATGCCATGAAGCAGCAGGACATGGCTGCGCGGCAGAGCGAGCGCCAGGAGGCGCAGCGGATCAAGGCGATGCAGGGACCAACCGGCGGCGGTGGAGCACTCTGATGGCGATGGGCGACCTGGCGCGCACTGACCAATACGATCCGTTCGACGCGGAGAAGTTCGCCAATCCGGCTGTGAGGGGTATGATCGGCGGTATTGCGCAGCAGGTGCAGACGCCGGGGGCGCTGATGGCAAAGAACCCATATCCGCCGGGATCTGAGGAAGCTGACTTCTACGAGGCGAAGAAAAAGGAAATAGCCACCGAGTGGGCGCCAGGCATGGCGCTCAACACGATCGGCACCGGCGCCATTGCTGGCGAGCGTGGTGCGCTCGGCACAGGCGGCAGCAATATCATAACGCCGCAGCCAAAGATGGGGGACGTTGCGGCAATCGGCCATAATCAGCCGCCGACCGGCAGTCTGAACCCTCTTGCTAATGTCGATGTCACGTTCATGGGCAAGGCGCCGGCACAGTTTACGCCGGAAGATTGGCATGCCTTCGGCAAGCATTACGGCCACGAAAATATGGGGCCATTGTCGCCGGTGCAGACATTCAAGGACATGCACGGCAATGACTTCCAGCTGCCTGGCGGGACGGAAGGCAATTGGACCTATGCCGACCTGCTGCACATGAAGGCGAACCCGATCAACCCAGCTAACGTTGACCATGCGCTGCATACTGAGATGCAACGCAAGCTCGGCCGCACGATGACGCCGCCTGAGTTGACCGATGCTGATGTATGGAACGGTCTTGTGTTTGGCATGACATCGCCAAACAATCCGCTATTCCCAAATCAGGTATCAGCATCAAGGCTCCGGCTGCGGACGCCG